TCCGGAACCGGACGTGCGCTTTTCGGACAGGTCGGCCGAACGGTGAAACTGGCTGCCCCCAAGGTCCGGTCCGGCGACCGCGCCGCCGTCCTGATCGCCGGACAGGCGCGGGGCCGTCATCGGGCCCTCTTAACCAGCGCCGGTCGTGCCGTGGGGTCGACGCGTCGGCCCCCATGACACGGAGCGACCGTCCACCGGCATCCGCCTCATCCCGGGCCGGGCGGCCCAATGGACAGGATGTGCCGCGGACACCTGTGCAGGACTGGATGGATTGATGGAGGCGAGTACCGGAATCGAACCGGTGTGCACGGATTTGCAATTCGGGCGTATACTAACGTTTTCAACGCCCTCCGCGAGACGCGACCCCGGAACACGTCGGGAACGAAGCGCGAATGTGAGACACCCCGGCAGCACGGGAAACCGAAGGAGACGAGAATGACGATGCTAAGCAAGCGGCAGATTGCCAGCATGATCCGGAAGATTGAAAAGCGGCGCGATGCCGTTGGCGTGGAGCGGGACAAGCTGTCCGACATGATTGATGAGTTGGAGGGTCTGCGGGATAGCTGCGACCGCGCCCATGACGATCTGGGCCATGCCATCAACGCGCTGTCTGAACTGGCCTAGCCCCGCCCCCGGCACCACGGGTAACAGGAGAGACGGATGAGTGACGCGGAAGCCATCGAGGCGATGCCCTGCCCGTCGTGTGGGCGCAAAACGCTGTCGTTCTGGCAAGACGCCGGAGGATCGGGTGGCCAGTGTTCTGCGATGGACTGCCTGGAGATGTTCGAGGCCGACGAACTTTTGGAGGACACCCCCAATGACTGACCCGAAAAGCAAGGCCAAGCGGCTGCGAGATTTGGCTATCTCCAGCAACGACGGAAATATTTTCTACGCTGCCATGGACGCCGCCGCCGCCCTCGACGCCTTGGCGGACGAGAGGGACAGGCTGAGAGAGGCGGGGGACGCTTTGGCCGAACGAGCCGCCTGCATCGTCGCGGCCCCGTATGAAAGCGACATGGATATAAAGTATGCATCCGCATACCTCGCGCCGTTTGTCAGTGCATATTGGCGCGCCGCCCTTAGAGAGGGAGACGAGACGTGAACGAGTGGCAGCCGATAGAGACAGCGCCGAAGGACAGGCCGATATTTCTCTACGCCGATGGGAGTGTCTGGGTTTCGGAGTGGTGCCCTTTTGACCCCGAATTTGATGAGCCGGGCGAGGAGCCTTATTGGCGCATGGTTCAACTAGATGAGGGGATTTCGGGCGGCTACGGAATCGAGGGCTACAGCCTTGACTTGCATCCCACCCACTGGATGCCCCTCCCCGCCCCACCAGCAGGCTAAGCCGCCACGCGGGCGCGGAACACCTCGCCGCGCTCGCGGTGGTCAGACGGCGCGCAGGTTCTGGAGGCCGCTCAAATACGGCTCAGCCTGCCGGGGGCACTTGAACGCCACGGCGAGCGACTGGTCAAGTTCAGCCTGCGGATCGCAGACGATCCAGTGCGCCCGCCCGCGCAGCTTCGGCAGGCCGTTGGACTTGCTGATGCGCCGCCCGTATTTGTCTGCCAGCTTGTAGCCCCCTGACGCCACGCACAAGGCGCTATGGCCTCGCTCCGGCAGGGTGTGGTCCAGAACCCCGTCGCTATGCAGGTGGCCGTCCATCAGAACGTCAGCTTCCTCGCCTTCCAGCATTTCGCGGATATGCCCGTGCGCCTTGTGAAACCAGCTCGAACCCTTGCCGAACTTGTGCGACAAGGTGCAGCGCACCGGCCTGCCGCCGGGCGTTTCCACAACAAAGTTGACCGTCCAGTAATCGCGGATCACGTCCTTCGGCAATACCTCGGCAATGAGGTGGTCAAGGTAGGGGTTCATTTCCTCATGGTTTCCATCGGTCCAAACTTCGGGCCGAAAGATTGAAATGAAATGTTTCAGGCGCAAGAGCGCGTCGGGGGCGGTGCATTGCTGTTGTGCCCACTGAGCCGCTAGGCGGCCCGCCATGGGCCAGTTGTTGAGCGCATCCCCGCCGTGGCACATTACGGCATCCAGCGCATGTGAGGCCCGTATATCGGCCTCTATAAGCTTAAGGGGCGTGCCGTCGTCGTCCAAGTGTTCGTCCGTGCTGTGGAAGATGACGAACGGGCCGCGCGGGCGCTTGATCGTGCGCCATCGGTTGCTGAGAACCTTTCCGATTTTTGCCTCGAACGCCCCCGCATGTTCGTTCCACGCTTCTTCTGGGGTCCGGTCGGGGCGTTCAAGATTGTAGCGATCTGCAAGGGGCTTTGCGTCACGAGATTCGGCCCACTTCCCGCCCCTCTTGAGCAGTGACTTGACGCTATCGTAAGAGCGGCCCGTCTGCGCCGCGATTTCCGCCCGCGTGAGGCCTTGCTGTTTCAGCGTCCACACCTCGGCTTGTTCCGGCGTCATGCCCATTAGCCGCCCTCCACTTCAGCCTGGGCGCATTCGAACTCGATGCCGATATACGCCATATCGTCAACGTAGCTGTCGCGGTGCGCCGGGTTTTGCCAGCGTCGAACCTTCTTGATGCACTGGAGGAATATCGCGCCTTCACGGGCTGTCAGGTCTTGCCCCGTCCATGCGTTGAAGATTGCGGCGGCGTGGGCGAAGGTTGACACCGGGTCGCCGTATTGCGTGTTACGGTCGCCTTCGGTGATTGCCTTGGCTTCCGCGAGCAATTCCCCGCGCAGCGTCATCCCATTTCCCCCATCGGATCGTTGACCCGCTCAAAGTGGGTGCCCGATGCAATCAGGCAGGCCAGCCCGGTAGGCGTGCGGGCGAGTAGCGTCCACATACCGTCCGGGCCGCTCCACATCTCGATGATGGCTTGCCCGTCGAAACCGCGCCCGACCATGGTTTGACCGCGCTGGTCAAGGATGGCGTTTGCCTCGTCGTCAGGGATGCACTGTTGCGCCGCGACTGGCACAGCGATGCACACCGCGATTGCAGTGATTAGGGCTTTCATGGCCGGTTTCCTTTGTGGTAGAATTGCCGGGTGGGCGCGGGCGGTTTTCTGTGTCGCCTTTTCGCCGGGGCCAAATGCAAAGGCCCGCGCTCACATTCTCACAGCGCCTTGCCGTCTTTCCGCGCCTGCGCGTAAACGAACTCCGTTGCAGCCGCCAAGGCCGCGCCAATGCCCGCGAGGATCAGCGATTGAAACTCCGGGTTGCCGACGATGAGCGCCGTGCTTTCTGGCGACAGGCCCAGCATGACCAGCGCGCCCGCGATGTATCGCGTGATGATACGCAGAAGGGCGGTGTTGAGGCTTTCCATGGGTCAGATCTCCTTTTGATGGGTCAGGCAACGGCGAGGTCCGTCCACTCGCGGTCGATCACCGGGAAGCCGGGGCAGAGCTTGCTGGCGACCTCGGAATGCCCGGCAAGGCGGCGGAACTGCGTCGCGTTGGCGAACTCGGCGACGCTTTCGCGGCCGGATGCCAGCGTTTCGGGCGTGAAGTAATCCTCGGGGTGCCGGGTCCGCGTGATCGTCCCGACCTCGATCATCAGGACGTGCTTCCATCCGACGTTGTAGCCGAGCGCCCCGGCGCCGATCTGCGACAGCGGGCGGCACTGGATGCGCTCCCCGTCCGGGCAGATGATCTCGTGGTAGCCCCAGGTCCTCCAGCCTCGCCCGCGTGGCTTCGGCGCGGTGTGCCAGTCCAGCACGGCCTGCACGATCTGCCGGTTGGTCTTGCCCCGGTGCCAGTCGCCGGGCACGGCGGCGCAATGAAACATGAAGTTGACGAGCGGGACGCGCGCCGAGCCCTGGCGCAACACCCGGTCGTGCGGGACGTGACCGGGAAGCTCGGGCTTCGTCGGCGTGAGGATCTCGGGCGTTGTGACCCCGGCGGCGGCCGGGGCGCCGTCGAAGTCGATAAGCCGGCCGACAGCGGCGCGGGTGCGCGGCCCCCAGAGCCCGTCGATCGGCCCCGGGTCATGGCCCAGTTCTTGCAGCCCGCCCTGCAGCGTCTCGACCGCCCAAGCGGTGGAGCGGGCGGGACCTTCGTCGTAGAGGGCCTGAGCGGCGCGCCCGGTGTGCGGCCCGAACCAGCCGTCGATGGCGCCGGGGTCGTATCCCAGCGAGCGCACCCCAAGCTGGACGAGTCGGACGCCGGGGCGGCTGAATACTGCGAAGTCCAAAGACATGGGTCGTCTCCAACGGGGCGGGCCCCGCTCCGGTGAGGGAGCGGGGCGCGAAGGGTTAGACGAAATTCGCCTTGACCGCCCACATGGCGGCCTGCTCGTAGTTCGTCAGGGCGATGCTGCGCTGACGGTTGTCAGGGACATTTTCGCGGATGTATTCCATCAGCTTTTCGGTCATGTCCTTGATCGCCGCGACCTCATCCTTGCCGGACGGGTTGAAGCTTGGGATCGTCGTTTCTTTTGCCATTGCGTTCTCCAATGGATGCTGCCCGTTGACGCTCGGGCGGGCGACTTGCCGTCTCGGCAAATGCGTCAGGCCCGGCGAGCCGGGCGATGTGTTAGGAATTTCGGAAATCGGTGACACGTCGGGCGAACGTGTCAGGGTTTCAGGGGTTTGTCGGTCAGGTCGTCAGGGCCGCGTCAGGGTCTCTTGCAGCCACTGGATCACGGCGTCCCACAATGTCGCCGCTACTAGCAGGATCACGGCCCCCAGCGCGCCAATTACGGCAAGCCCGCCCATGGCGCGCGCCTGCCAGCTTTTCACCATGCCCGCCACCGGCTCCACCGCGTCCATCCGCTTCTCGATGCTCGACACGCGGGCGAATAGCTGAGCCCGGACCTTTGCCGCTTCTGCCTCGGCGGCGCGGCGCTCGTCGCGGTCTTCCTTGGCCGTGGCGCGGTCTTCTTCCGCCCGCCGGTCCATCTGTTCCAGCATGGCTTGCAATACGGCAATCTGCGCCTGTTCGGGTCTTGTCATATTGCCTCACTGAAACCTGTAAACACTGACCGCCAGCCACATCGCCAGCCGCCGCCACGCCGGGACGCCGTCCGCCCGCAGCGCCTGATGAAAGATCGCCCCCGCCGTCACCCGGTCCCAGCCCGCTTCGAGCATGTGGTCGTGCAGGCACGCGGCTTTCAGATATCGCGCGTCGTGCGGGTCGAAGACCAAACGCGCCCACCACGGGATGGACACGTCGAACCGATAGCCGGGCCAGACGGTGTAGATGTGCCCGGAACCGACGCGCCCGATCTGCCACCGGATGGCGCGCGTGGTCACATAGTCGTCCCCGATCCGCTCGCACCAGTCGATCAGGCGGGTGTAGGAACTCACGGCTTTCCCCGCAGGGTCAGCCCCATCAGCGCCAGGTGCGCGGGCATCGGGTCCGGGCTGTCATTCGGGGCCAGCAGCGCCGCGATGCGCCCGGTCGCGGGGACAGGCGGGGCGTCAGGTGTGCCGATGGCCAGCGCCGCTTGCGCCCGGCCCGCCGCCGTCAGGTCCGCGTCAGGGCTATGCGGTGGGGCGACAAGCGGGCTGCCCGCCGTCTCGGGGAAGGTTGGCCCGGCGTGCGTGCAGGCCACGGCATAGACCCCGCCGTCGCCGTCCTGCGCCCACAGATCGCCGAACGTCTGCACATCGCCCGGCGCGGTGCCGATAACCAGCGCCAAGGCATTTGCGTCCTCGATCAATTCCGCACTCACCGCAATCGTTACGCGAAACGGAAAAGATGGCGACATCACGCAATCCCCGCTTTGGCTTTGACGTATTCGTGCCAGTCCGACAACACGGTATCGGACAGCGATTTGTTGACCGCCGCGATATAGTATATCCGGCTCGCACTTCCGCGAATTGCCGCCGCCGCGCCCGACGTTGACAAATCGACAGCCCATGTTCCAAGGCCGGTGTCGGTCTCGACAAGCGTCCCATCGACGTAGTGCAAGCCCTCGCTGCCGCGCTTCATCACCGTAACCACACGGGACGCCCCGGACGTATCCGCCGCCGAAAGGTTGTTCACCGTCAGTTGGCTCAACGTGCCGTATCGATAGGAGGAAATCGCAATGCGATTGGTCACCTGCGCGTAATTGCCGGAACCCGTACTGCCCATGGTGATCGGCGGCGACGCGGCATCGGCGTGCGTCGTATATCCCACCATCAGCGTCAGGTCGTCCACGCTAGTCAGTCCCGACGCGGCGGAGATCAATTCCAGCCGCGTGCCCCCGCCTGCGGCCATCGCGGCCCACGCCAGCCCGCCGCCCTCTGTGTATGTCGGGCGGGCAGAGGTAAACGGCGCGGCCCGGTGGTTGCCGAAACCGCTCCGGTCCGCCACATAGCCGATGGGATCTAGGCTCGCCGTCACCGGCGTCGTCCCCGCCAGATCGGTGAACAGCGTGGAAACGTCCGAAAAGTCGTATTCAAAGCCGCCGGTCGCGCTGGCAAAGATCGAGGCGGGGTCGAAAGGCGGCGCGGGCTCCGCACCTCCCCCCGCGCGCGCGCTGAGTGTCAGCCCGAGGCTCAGTCCTAGCGCCATGTCAGGCCCCCCACCGGCTGTTGTCGGCGTAGTCTGCCGGGATAGGGTCCATGGCCAGCAGCGTGGCCTGAGCGGCGAGGACAGCGCCAGACGCCGCCGCGTAGGCGTCACGCTTGGACAGCACCAGCGAGGCCATCTGCGCCACTGTCAGCCCCCGTGCGGCGGCGAGAGCGGTCAGCATGGGGCCGTGTCCCGCTTCCGCCTCTGCCACCTGAGCGGCCCAGGTTTCGCGCTCCTCGGGCGTGTAATCTCCCGCGATGGCCCTGAGCCTGCGCGCGGCCTCCGCCTTCACGTCGCCTGCCGTGGGCGCGGGCGGGACGTAGGGCGGGATGGTGTTCCCCTCCGCTTCCCATTCGGCAATCATGCGGCGGTGCCGGTTGCCCATGTCGTCGGGGACGGTGACGCGCTGGCCCTCGATGGTGGCGGCGATTGCCCCGTCTGCGGTGTATCCGTGGATGTGCATTGTCAAAGCTCCGCGTCCGATGTCCAATTTACATCTACAACCGTTGCTGCACCGGGCGTTCCCGAAACACGAATGCTTTGCCCGTCTTGATCCACCCCCGTAACATCGGTGCCGACAGTAGCTGTGACGCCTACTGTTGAAGATGAGCCGCGTTTTCTTACGGCATAACTATTAGATACCGTGAGATTGGTTTCCAATGCATCCGTTGCGACACGAATATAGCTGCGGCCGGTTTCATAAAACCGCTGACACAACGCCAGTTCCTGCCCGATGCTTCTCCATGCGCCGGGGTCTTCCTCTTGCGTGGCATCGCCTTCGACAAGGGAAACGTTGGCGATATCGACGGAGGCCGTGGGGTTTGTATCGTCGTGGTCCCGAAAAAGCACGATTTCCAGATAGTCGTTGCCGTTTGTGCCAAGCGTCTTGCCCGCAATGCTGGGAATGGCGACGGTGAACGGCTTTGGCGGCCCCCAGGTTGTGGCAATCGGCGTGGCCGCCACGACAGTCGTGACTACCTCGGCAGAGGGGGAACCGCCGGTGCCGAAGTTCTGCCGGATGCGGATGGTCAGTTCGGTCGCCGCGCTGGCCTTGGCAAACAGCGTCACCGTGGCTGTCTGCCCCGACAGCGTTTCGACACCCTCGATCCTTTGCGCCAACTCGGATGCGGCGCTCCCTGCCGTGCCGCGCGCCCACCGCAGGAAGTGCTTGGGGTTGCCCGGCACGTCCGTTTGCCCGAGTGCGAACGTCTCTTGCGTGATGGTGTTGGCCGCTCCTGAGCCGTTGACCAACCGCCACCGGTCCAGCGTGTAGCCCGTCGCCGTGTAGGACGCCGCGCCGCGCTGGTTGATGTTGAACTGGCCGTTGATGATCTTGTTGCGGAACGGCCCCGAAGGCGATTGCTCCGCCAGATCGAGCAAGTCCCGCAACGCCGTCAGGCTCTGCACCCCCGTGCCGCCTTCGGACAGCGTGAGAGGGCTGTTGCGCACGACGATGTTGTCGTAGGTGGCAATTTCCACCGCCGCAGCGTCCCGCACGACGGCCTTGTAGCTGCCCGCCGGGGCGTAGACGTCCACCTGCGCGCCGCCGCTGACAAGCTGCCCTGCGGCGTTCGTGGACACGCTGGAGCCCAGCGAAGCCGACAGGGCCGCGTCGGAATAGACCGTCGCGGGCGTGGTTGTGCCTGCCTCAAAGAAGTTCACCGTTCCGCCGGATACCGGGTCGCCGTTGGCGTCGAGAACGACATAGGGGATAGCGTCAATGCGGGGCATGGGGGTGTCCTTTACAGGGAGGCGTATCGCGCCGAACGTGACCGCTGGTGTTCCGGCAAGGGCCGCAGGAAGTCCCGCACGATGGCCTGAGCGGCTTCCGCCGTGGTGCCTGCGCCCATAATGCGCGCTGCCGCACGGGCCTCGGGGCCTTCCAACTCGGTCATGAGGAAATCAAGCTGCGCGTCGAGATCGGAGACCGGCACGCCGCGCGCCGCCGCAAAAGCTTCCAGTTGCCGCCGTCGCGGGCCTGTCCACTGTGCAAGGCCAAAGCCGCCCCGCGATCCGGGCACAATCGGCGCAAGCTCGTTAATGCCGGGGTTCAGCCCGCTTTCGTCTTGGAAGTTTGCCACAAACGCGTCTGCGATGTGTTCCGGCAGGCCTCGCGCCACAAGGCCCGCGCGCACGGTCGCGCCCATGTCGCCATAGTCGCGGTTGCCCAGCGTGTAAGGCCGGTTCGGGTCAGGCGCGATCTGCGAACCCAAGCCCTCGCTTGGCTCGATGCCGTAGCCCTGCGGGGCGGTGAAGGCGTTGCGCGGCTGCTGGCCCTGCATGGCCGTGAGGGCGCGCAAGGCGTTCTGCTCCATGATGGGCGCGGTGAAGCTGTCACGCACGGACGCCATTTCCATGGGCTGGCGGGTGCGAAATGCGTTGAGCATCTTGGCGAAGCCTCCCGGCGTTGTTAGGTGAGGGGGATGGAAAATGCTTGGGACCGGGCCGCCCGAAGGTTGCGGCCATTCTTCATCACGGGCGCGATTGTCTCGCTGCCTGTCTTCCTGTTCAGCTATGCTCAGATGTGGGAAGCCGTTTATGACCAGTGGTCAGGCTGGGCGCTGGTGGCCGCAGGCGTGTCGCACGCGGTTACTATTGTAGGGCTTGCGATGTTGCACGATCAGCAATCAGAGAAGCGGAAACAAGGGCGTCAGCGATAATCTTCGCCTGCTCTTCCGTGATCTCCGCTTGGCCCCGGATGGCACGGTCCATGATGCGGACGGCCTGTTCCGCGCGCGCGCCGCGAATGCCCGTAAGGGCTTGGGCGATTTCCTCGTAGATGCCCATCTGGCGCAGTTCAACGGCTTCTTGCGTCGCCCCGGTCATTGCTTGCACTAGCCGCTTGGAAGCGTTCACGGGTTCGCCCGACGCCAACGTCGTGACAATCCCGGGCGCGGTCTGCTCCTGAACCCCGGCCTGAATGCTTTGCCGGACTGCGGTCTTGGAGTTTTCAGCGATTGCGGCACGAAGTTCAAACGCGGTCGCGGCTTGATCCACTTCGCCCAGCAAGGCGTCGGCCCGATCCTGCCCTAGCAAAATGCGAAGCTTGGTCCGGTTGTTCCGGCTGGAAAGGTCGCGCAACACCCGAATACCCTCACGGGTCGTCGTGTCCGGGTCAGTCATCGTCCGAACGACGCTGCCCATCGTGTCCTCAATGTAGGCGCGAACGCCTTGGGCGGCGGCATCACGTTCCGAACGCGGCGCGCCAGACAAAGACCGCGCAACCTCTTCGCGGCGAGTTGTCGAACGCAGAAGGGTATAGCCCAATTCGATAGCGTCTTGCTGGCGGATGGCGTCAGCCGAAATGTCTTGCGCCACTCGGAACTCCGGAACCGCAGACTTGAGGTTTGTTGAAATCTGCGTTCGAAGATTGGCGTAGGACCGGCCAATAGGCGTCTGCCCCCGCAACCCGCCCTGACCATCTTGGCGGCGTGCCACGTCATCAAGGCCCTGCATGATGTAGTGCCATTGCCGCACATCGGGCATTCGAACAAACGTCACTGATCCGTCATCTGCGATCCGCGCCATAATTTGCGCGCTGCGTTCGCCATTGGTCCGCATCAACTCGTTAGCCGCACTGACCGCCGCGCCAGGAAGGCGGGGCGTTAGCCGCTCAAGGGCGCGGCCAGCGCCAGACGAGTAGTCGATTGGCGCTGCATAGGCTGCATTATACGCTTGGCTGCGCGCGAGCTGGCTCCCCGTGCGAACCGCGTCAATCAGCTCGCGCTCGCCCTGCGGGACGCCTAGAGTGTCATCCAAGGCGCGCGTGATCTGCGCCGTTGCGTCGCGGGTGCGCTCGTCAACAGCCGTTCGAGCAATTTCCCCGGCCCTGCCACCCGACGCAGCCGTAGCGTCCAGAAGCTGCCTTGTGGTGCGCCCGGCATCGGCAAGCATGGCCCCGTCACCCGCGCGCGACAAGGCGTCCACCGCGTCGTCCACGCCGCCCGTATCTAGCGCGTTGCGGACGACGGTCGCGGCCTCACGGCTCACGCCCAGCGTCGTGGCGATGGTGGCAACGTCTGACCGCGACAGGCGGCCTAGCACCGTCTTCAAGCCTTCCGCCGCATAAGGGGCAGCCGCGCCGACAGTTGTTCCCGCGAGTGCACCGATACCCGCGCCACGCAAGGCATTGTCAGCCCGCTCTTGCCGGGTTGTCCCCTCGCCGGAACCGTAGATCGCGCCTTCAGTCGCCCCCGTGATGCCACCGAGGCCCGCCGCTTGAAGCGCACGAGTGCCGAGGTTCACGCCTGCGTTGGCAATGATACTAGGGGCCGCCGCAAGAGCGATAGGGATTGAGCCTGCAATCGCGCCCCCAATGTTCGCCGCCGCCGTCTGGCCGGGCCTCTGGCGCCGCATGGCTTCGGTCGATGCGCGCATGTTGTCGCGCGCCTGAGGCGAAACAAGCCCAACTGCTTCATCTGCGAACGAACCGACGAACGGCACCCCCCGAACAACCTCGTTCGCCCGAGACGCAATCGGATTGGCGGCGATCCGCGCCTCGTCAATTTCGTCCTGCATAATCTGCGCGAAGTTCTCGCCTTGCATAACCCGCGCAATAGTGTCTTGGTCAGACGTGTTTATTACGGCGTCTGAATAACCCAAAAGGCCATCGGGCATTCTGTAGACACGTCCCCCATTGGGGGCGAGGCCTATGACTTCATAGCCCTCAGGCAGGCCTCTGCGCGGGTCGCGCAAGTCAATACCCCGCCGCTCAGCTTCCGCCTCATACTCCGGGCGAATATCTAGGTTGTTCCTCAAGGGGGCCACTGGCGGGGAACTCGGCGCCCCGCTTTGCTGAAATTGCAAGAGCCGCTGGCGCGCAAGGGCAAGTTCTTCCTCATCCGTCATCGCGGCTCAACTCCTCAAAGCGACGGTTCCAAGCGGCAGCGTTTTCAGGGCCGAGAGTGGCAATCGGGATGCGCGCCAAGTCCGCGACACTTTGGGCTGACTGGATTTGCCGGGCGGCTTCTGCAACGTTGCTGTTCCCGCGTCCGGCTTCTTGCTGCGGTGCCGGCTGTTGCGCCCCGGCATCCGGTATGGGCGTAAAGCCGCTGCCGCCTCCGGACGGCGGGGGCACATCGCCCATGTCTGGGATGTTTTCGCCCATAGAACGGCGGCGGGCGCGCTCCATGATCGCCCGCAGATCCAGAAGGCCTTGGCGGAAGGCTTCTTCGGACTGGACACGCTGCAAGCGCGCAATAGCAGATCGCGCCGCCTCGCCTTCGCGGTCAGTAATCTGCCCCCCGCCTTTCAGGCTTTCAAACGCCTGCATGAAAGCCTGACCTTGAAGCTGCTCGATGCGCACCATCAAATCTTGCTGAGACTGGCTACGCGGCGGCAGACGGCCTTGCACCATCCCCGTGACCGCGCTTAGGTCGGGGCTGTTAAGTACTGCATCAACAAGAGAGATGCTGTCCTGCGCAGCCGCCGCCACCATTTCGTTTTGGCCTTGTGCGCTCGCTGCCTCGCTGGCCGCTTCTCCGCCCGGGATCGGGAACATCCGGTAGCCGCTGGGATTGCTGGGATCGCGGACCGCAGAGAAGCCGGGCGGAATGGTTCCGATGTCTGCGCCCGTGTCTCCGGTATTGACGGTCACGCCGCCCGAGAAGGCACGGTTGCGCGCCTCTTCCGGGGCAACGCCCTGCCCGACAAGGAACTCGTAGTTGCGCTGAGCGGACGTTGGGTCCGCCTGCGCCTCCATCGGCACCAGCGCGTCCGCAATGCCCATGACGCCCTCCGTCATGCCGTCGTGCAGCGCCAGCGCGCCCGCAAGCCAGCCGTCCGGGTCGTCCATCGCCTCGCGCGGATCAATGCCAAGCGCCTCGAACTCCTGCGCGTTCTGCATGATGAAGCCGTCCAGGTTGTCGCTGCGACGGGCCACCTCGAACTGCGTCAGGAGGCCGCGAAGGGCCGTGGTTTCCGCCTCCACTTCCGCCGCCCGGCCCTCTGCCGCCGCCGCGCGCGCCGCTTCCGCCGCTTGCTGGCGAAGCTCCTGCGCTTCCATGTCCAGCCGTTCGCGATCCATGTCGAGCCTGCGCTCCGCCCGCTGCCCCTCCTCGTCGGCTCGCCCCAGCCCGCGAAGCCGGTTCACCGCCTCAAGGCCAGCGCCACCGGCCCCGAGAAGCGCATTGATGGCGTTCTGCTGCCCGCCCATGGCACCCACGCCATACTGCGGCAGGAGCGCGTTAAGCTGCCGCCGGTCGCGGAACTGAGCTGCCGTGTCGGCCTGCCCCATGCCCTGAACAAACGCGTTCAGCGGGTTTGCCATCGTGATCTGGTTCATACGAACGCCCTCTGGTAGCCTTGGCTAGCTCCGGACATGACCCCGTTCACAAGCCCACCCGTGTTGACGCCGCCGGGCCGGAACATGTTGGTCAGCCAGTCCATGTTTCCATCGCTGAACATGCCGTTCGCGCCCGCCCCGAGAATGCCGAAGCCGTTACTGACGACGCCTTGAAGCGCGTTGTTCATCCCCACAGCACCGTCCGCCCGCGCCTGCCCGATCTGGCCGTAAAGGTTGCCCACGTTGGCCGCCATGTTGCTGCCCGCATTGATGGCCGTGTTCGTCGCCGCCTCGCCCAGCCCCGCCAGGTTGGCAAAGGCGTTGCCCCGGCCCATGTCGCGGTTGTAGTTGTTGGCGATGCGCCCCATGCCCGCGTCATACATCGCCGCCGCGTTGCCCGTGCGGCCCGCAAGCATTGCGTTCTGGCGGCCCATGTCGGCGTTGAACATCGTTCCGGCGTTGCCGATCCGCATGTTGGCCACGTCGCCTTGCCGCCCGTAAGACCGCCCGAATCCGCTTTCCGCCGCCCCGACTTCCGTGTCGAAGTTCGTTCCGGCAATCCCGCTGTCCATGCCAAAGGACTGCACCGCGTCCCGGTTGCGCCGCGCATCGAACTCGCCGAAGTGCAGTGACGCCAAATCGTTGCCGCGACCCAGCAATGCCTGCATCGTTGCCCCGCCCAAAGCGTTGCCCCGCGCCGAAGCGCCCCGGTTAATCGCCCGCTCGTTTTCAGCGCGGATGAACTGAAAGCCCGGGTCCGCCTCGAACTCCCGCGCCATGATCTCGTCATAGCCCGCCCGCGCCCCGGCAAGGTCACGCTCCAGCCGGTCCTGCGCGCTGTCAACGCGCCGGTTCGTGGCATCCACCAGCCGTCCGGTGTTGCTCGTAAACGCCCGCTCCGCGCCCGTGACTTGACGCCCCAGCCGGTCGTTGAGCGCCCGTGACGTGCCCGAGAACATGTCAAGCGCGCCGCCAAGCTGGTTGCCAAGCCGGTTTGTCAGCCCCCGCTCTTGCGCGCCGTAACGCTGGTTCCGCCCGCCCTGCGCGTCAATAAACGTGCGGAAGGCGTTTAGGCCCGCAATGCCCGCCTGCCGAAACGGCTCGTTAAGCTGCGTCGTGCGGTCGAACTGCCGCCGCTGTTCGGCGATACCCGCGCGCGATGCGTCAACGCTGGCGTCGGTCGCGCGGCTTGATGCCCGCGCCGCAGACAAGCCGGAGAGAATGGAGCCCCCTGCAAGGAGGCCCGCCGCAAGTGGTCCCATTGGGTTTTCCTTCTAGCCGATACGCCAGTTTGTGCCGTCGCTGTAGACCGGCACCGCATTTGCCCCGCCGCCCGCCACCACGCTCGCAAAGGTCGTCGCGTTGGCGTCAGTCACAAAGCGCCGCGTCCCCGCAGGCGCATTTGGCGGGAGGTTCGCCACCAGAACGGGGCGGGTATTCTGCTCGATGAAGCGGATGAAGTCGGGCGTTGCCCGAACCATGCCGCCGATGATACGCCCGATAGGCGCGGTGGCCGGAAACGACTTAAACAAGGCTGACCCCGTAGATATCCCGCTCCACCGGGTCCGTGATGGTCACCCGGAACTGAAAGCGGTCGCGGAAAGCCCCGAGGCCATGCAGGCGCGCGCGCTTGTAATGCTCACCGGCGTTGCCCAGCTTAACCCACCGCCCGCGCGTCCATGCCTGCCCGTCACGGCTCGTTTCAATCATCGCCTCCGGCGTGCGGCCTATGCTGGCGCTGCCCCCGGCGATCTGGACCACAAGCCGCGATATGGCGAAATACTCGCCCGGCACCGACACGGGGATGGACACCGCCCGCGCCGGAAGCACCAGCCCCGCGTCGTCGTAAACAAGGCGGCTGCGCGTCACGATCCGCCCGTCCGACGTGCCGAGATACTGCACCCCGTCCACAGTCGCGGCACAGGTGGCCAGCCAAGGCCCGAAGTCCGCCCCCGTCGCGTATTCCGTCCAGGCTCCCGCCGTCACGTCGTAGACCAGCGAGGGCCGATCCGCGAAACGCCACACCGCTATCTCGTGGCCGCGATCCGTAGCGCCGAAGGACGACAGCACCGGATGGTCCGCGAATATCTGCATGATCTCGGGCAGGGCCACGTTTTGCGGGGCAAAGTCCCCAGCCGCCATGACGCCGCCGTCAGGACGCACCCAAAATATCACGTCGTTGACCGTGCAAACGCTTTCGCGCGACTTGCAGCCGTGGTTGCCGCTGATCGTGCCCGTAGGTTGGAACGGGAAAGCCGGGTCGCCGCTGTTGAAAAACACCTCGTAGCCGCGAGAACCCAGAACCCAGATGTATTGACCCTGCTTTTGCAAGGCCACGATCCTGTCCGGCTCGTCCTCCGCGAACGCGATGTCGATGGCGTCGAAGCTTGCCGCGTCGTTCAGGCCCGAGATTGTCAGCCCGTCGTCCCGGCCCGGCGTGGAACCCGCAACGATGATGAATTGATCCGAGAACGCCACGTCCTGCTGCCGGTCTGGCAAGGCCCCCGGCGTGATGATCTCGACGCCCGTTGAGGTGGCGACGTAATACCGCCCGTCCGTGGCAATGGCGACTTGCGTGCCGTTCCCGGCCATGCGCGCGTGGGCGTCGGGAAGCGCGCCGAAGTCGGACGTTGCGCCCGCCGTGGACACCTCCCACAAGCGCCCGCCGCAGGAAGCATACAGCTTGCCGTCCATCTCGATGATGCCGCGCACGGGCTTGCCTGCCGTCAGCGTGACGAGTTCCGTGCAGCCTTCCCGCCCTGCCAGCATCAGGGGCGACACGCCGCCTTCCTTGGGTTCGGGCAGGTAGTTGACCAGTTGCTCGCCGGAAAAGCCGATGCGGCCCGGCGCGCGCTGGGTTTTGGTGGCGAGGGGGGAAAGCATTTAGCCCCACCGCTCCGGGGTGCCGAAGAAAACCGACCCTTCGCGGTCGTCCGCAAGCGCCGTTTCAAGCAGGTATTCCGCCCGCAGGATCAGCGTCTGCGGCGCGGGCATGTTCAGCGTCTCCAGCATCCGCACCGCCAAGCCGTAAACCACCGCGTCCCACCACTCGCCCGGCATATCCAGCGTGTCGTCCAGGCTGGTCACGTCCTCAAGTTCGCGGTCATAGGTGTATTCGATGGTCTCGCCCGCCGCCGTTGCCAGAACCGGCCAGACGTAGAACCGCGCCGCTTCCCGCTGCCGGTCGTAGTAGAATTGCGTCGGCTGTCCCGTCGTCGCCTTGTTCGGCAGCTCGTCGTATTCGTCCCGCGTCATGCGCTGCATCGGCACTTCAATGCCGTTGCGCTTGAACCGCGCCGACAGAATGCGCAGGGGCCGCACAGGGTCGAGCGTGTAGACCGCCGCCGTGGTCAGCGCCAAGCTGCCCGCCGTCTTCGTCCACAGGTTATACCGGCGGTTCTGCCAGCCCTTGAGCATGAAGTTCAGCTCGTCCATCGCCACTTCGGCGTCATCCGCGTCAGGGGCCTCACCGAAGCCCGTAACCCGCGCCTTGCGAAGCGCCGCCTTAACGACGTCACGGACGGTCTGTGTGCCGGTCGTTGCCATGGCCTAGCGAGACCCCTTCCAAGCGCGGTCTATTAGAGGCTTGCGGAAATCTTCTTCGACTCCGCTTTGCTCCATGTCGGCGCGAAGCAATTCGGCAACCGTGTGCGGCATCGCCCACATCGGGACAACGCCTCCAGTATCCCAAGCCGCAAAGGCCCTGCCGTCGTCAGAAAGTCCAACTATGGCATATGCGACGATGTTGTTTTGGCTCGCCATTTCTTTGGCTTGCTTTTGCATCTCATCGCGGACGCGCTTTCTGCGCCGCCGCTCAACTTGGCTTTTGTGCGCGCTAAGAGAGAATGTCTTTTGTGCCATGGCCTACCTCACAAGTCGCTGGGGCTGACTTCGTTGCCCGATCCGGGCGATACGTCATCGCCGTCCGTCTCCGGGCGGGACCACGGCACCGCCTGACGGTCGGCCTTTCCCTTGACGTAATCCTGCGGATGGCGAGGCTCAAAGCAGGTGTCCCGGCAGACGCGCAGGCCGGTCCACTCCTTGCGCAAGTCGCTGGCCTTTTGCTCGAACCCGCACCTGTCGCAAATTGCATTGTAGTCGCCCAGGACGAACGTCTGCCGGTTGCTGCGCATCACGCCTCGTCAATGATGCTGATGGTTCCGGACGCGGTAATCTCGATGTCCCGCGCCACGTCGGGCTGAAGCAGGAACCCAGCCGTCGCCGTCGCCGCCGTCCCGCCGATCCGCACCCGCGCCAGCTCGTCGCAAGTGATGTGCAGCACATCGCCAACCGACGCGGTAACGGCAGAACCAGCGCCCGCCGCCCCGTCCGTCAGGTTGCTCGCGCTGGTGGTGGTGGTGTGGATGCCGCCCGTCTTGTATTCGCCAATGACGGAGGCCGCCCCGCTGCCGCGCACGCGGCCATAGGCTGCCAAATCCCAGCGCGCGGTCCCCATGTCAGCTATCCGTCACTTGCGAGGACTTGAGCGCGGCATTCATCGCGTTGATCTTGGCCGCCAAAGAGGCAATCGCGTTGCGGACCTCGGTTTGGTTATAGGTGGCGCCGATGGCCGCGATGGTGTCCGCCGCCGTGCCGCCGGAGTTGTCCGTCAGGTCGGTAATCGCAGAAGGCTGCGCACCCGACGCATTGAGAAGCGGCGCGCGAACGCCGTTCGGAAAGTTCGTTGCAGGCATGTCATGCCCTCCGTGTGAGATTGACGCCCCGAAGGGCAAGATGGCGCTTACCGTTGCGCCGCTCTAGTGATTGTCGCCCAAACTGCGTCGTAGTTCAGCTTTAGCGACCTTGCTATGTCCCCCGTCATTTCACCCCGCTTAGAGCGGCGGAGGATTTCAAGGGCCATTTTTTCGGAAATAACGGTAGACCGCTTGTTGCGAGCTTGCTGGGATGGCGTTGCCCACCTGACATTTCCAGGCTCGTAGTTTCCGTCGTTATCTTTGCGGTCCAAAGTGTGCCGTGGAGAGGGGCGGTCACCTGTGTCTTTCAGGAACTGCCAGAAGTCCTCGCGCCATGCTTCGCAAACGCTAATTCCGCGCGCCCCGTAGTCCGCATATCCCTTACTCTTAGGGTCGTGACACCGCCGCACAAGGCTTTGCCATGTTTTGTATCTTGGGTGGCTCGTCCGAAGGCCCCAGTCGTCCGGCCTTGTGGATGCCAAAGGGTCACCGTGTCGGCGCTTGCGGGTCCGGTGCTTTTCGCACAAGCCCTTGGCAACCGCGCGCGTCTCGCACCCTTCAATCGTGCAGATTGTAAAGGTGCCTTTCTTTCGGAACTCAACCGTCCCACTTCGCTGCCAGCGCGAGTAACAGGTTCGGCACCAGCCGCGCGCCGCTATCTGGTCTTTTCCGCAAAAACTACAGGGCATAGGCCACCTCCATATGAATGGAAGCAGCCTATACTATTTTTATGCGTTTGACTATGCGCCGGGGCTTCCACACAGGCCACGCCAGTCGGCCCAGCCGAACGCGTAACGCTCGGTGGCCTTCATGCAAGCATTGTCGGTGTCGAAGTCGTTGTCCTGCGTCAGCGCCAGCGCACGACGGGTCTGGAAGATCAGCCCCTCGTCCGCGTCGGTGGTGATGAAGAACGCGTCCGGGTCCGTCAGGTAGTCCCACACGACGATGCCGCCCGGCAGCATTCCCAGCTCACGCATCGCGTTGATGTCGTTGTTCGCGGTGCCCGACTGGTTCACCGACGACACGATGCGCGTGGCCTCGAACTCAAGTTCCGCCGGAACGATGAGCTTCTGGCCCTTGAGCTGGATGCGAAGGCCCCGGCTGTCCTTGATGCCCCGGATCAGCGTCAGAAGGTCTTCAAGGGAAGCCTCCGACAGGTCCGCAGCGACCGCAAGTTCATTGGCTTGGTTGCCGCTGAGCGTCGGGTGATCCGTCGCCAGAAGCTCCTTGCCGTCCCCGCCCGTGTAGGACGAGTTGAACGCACGGTTCAGGATGTTCGCGCCGACGTTCTCTTTCGTCTGACGCATGGACCGGGCCAGCTTTGCCGCCTTGCGACGGGCAACGGCCTCATACTGGTTGTCCTCGATGGCCTCCGCCGTGACCTTGGCACCAAGGCCGTAGGTCGTGTTGGTCAGCCGCGAGGTGTAACCCTGAGCGTCCGTGTCGTAGCTGATGCCGCTGCCCTCGGGCTTGATGGGGGCAAGGCCAAAGCCGGTCTCCTCGACGCGCTCCTCGTAGGCCTTGTTGGAGCTTTGCTCCTCGAAGACCATGGTGCAGACGAGCGGCTTTTCCGCGTAGGTCTTTCCGAAGAACGCTTTGACGCCGGGCCAAAGGCTCTTGGGATGCGAGCCGGTGGTGATTACAGCCATTGCTCACTCTCCTCAGATGCCGATAGCGCCGGGCGCTTCGGTGTGGTTGTTGATCCGCACGCGGCAGACGGTGAAGTTGCTGCCCGCCTCGTTGTCGGTGCGAGGCACGACATTGAGGATGGTCAGCTGGTTGGAGGCATCCGCCGCCGGAGCGTCGGACGTCGTGTCCAGCTCCGCGCCAGACTGGCCCGTGTTGACGTTGCCCGCGTTCGTGTAGATCAACACCGCATTGAGGCCGACCTGAGCGGCGGCAATCGTGCCATCCGCCTGAATTTCGAACTCGGTCTGCGGGTCGTCGTTCACGAAGACGACGCCACCCGTCGATGCCGGGAGATACCGGCGGGACAGGTTGTCGGGGTTGGCGGCCACGCCCACGATAACGCCCGTGATGGCGTTGTTATCGCCTGCGGCGGCCTTGTTGACCTCGGGCATCGAACCAATCGGCATGACGCCGGAGCCGACAACCGAAACCTCGGTGGTGTTGGACGTGCCGGTTTTCACAACCGGGTCGCCGGGGAAAAGGGCGGTGCCGTAAGACGCCGGGACAAAGTAGGCTTTGATCCGGGCTTTCGACAGCCCCAAGGGGTGCCCGACGGCGCGAAGGCCGAACGGGGTGTCTGCGTTAGCCATTTGAAGGGCTCCTGTGAAAGAACGCCCCGGTCACGGTCACATTGAAATGCCGGAATGAGGGACGTAATCCGATTGACTGGCCCCGGCGCGGTCATTCCCACGGCGGAGCTGCTCAAGTTGCTCATCCAGTTCGGCCTGCTTTTCGGCCTGATCTTCTTCATACCACTGCTTCGGCTTCCGGCAGAGATACGCCCGCTTGGGCGCTCCATCCGGGTGCGTGCCGACAACGATTGAAACCGCGTCACCCAAGTCGCTGGCGTCTTCCTTCATCTCTCCGCCAGAGTTGGAAACAATGTCCCAGTCGTCATGCTGCGTCTTTTGAAGCAGCCGTGCCCCTTGCTCGTCATTGATCCAGCGGTAATTGAACCGGCTGTGATCGAGGAGTTCGGGGTTGCAGCCCATGCGCTTGCCGTGGAGGTAGCCCTGCCCCGTCCGCTTGCGCCGACGCTGCCTAACTTCATCCTGGCGGGTCACTTCTTCGTTTCTCGGCCTGCCCGGCCCGCGCTTCTCATGCTGCATTGTATTCACGCGCGTATTGCTCGCGCCCCTCTTTGGTATCCTTGAAAAGCCCTTCCTTTGCGAACCGCTCGAACTGCGTTTTCGCCTCGGGGGGCAACCTGTTGAATGCTGACGCGCCCACGGCAGCGCCGCCAAGCCCGCCACCGTCCACGCGCTGGCGCGGGCGTTGCTGCACCGGCTGCGCGGCGCGGAACTTGTCCGGATACCGCATTGCCAAGTGCGCCTTGGCGAACTCCACCTGCTGCTGCGCCGGGAGGTTCTGAACGTGCGGGTTCTGGTCCACGACTGCCGCCGCCTCGATGGCCAGCAACGGGTCTTGCAGCCATTTGCCGTCCTCTGACCGCGCGTATTCCTGAACGTAGGGGTCCGGGCCTTGCTGCTGCTGGGGCATGGCCTGCGGGGCTTGCCGTTGCAGGCCGGTGCGCTCCCGCTCTAGCCGGTCCCATTCTTGCGTGTCTGCCGTTTCCACCGCGCGCCGCTGCTGCTGCGCGATCTGCTGCATTCGCGCTTCGTATGCCTGCGCCTGCCGTTGCAGCGCCTGCTGGTTCATCGCCTCCATGCGGCGCGCGGTCTCCTGCGCGGCCTTTTCGGCGGTCGTCAGCTTGTCCTGCATCGTCTTGAAGATGCGCGAGGATTGCAGCCGCTCCAGGAACTCGGTCGGGGTCTGCGCGAAGTTCTTCGGAAGGTCTCCGCGCCACTCGTCCGGGGCTTTCCACCCGAACATGCGCGCTTCGTCCTCGTCCTCCGTCGTCCATTGCGGGGCGTCCGGTTCTGCGCCCGGTTCAATCGCCTCCGGCGCGTCCTGCTCGATAGGTGCCGCGCCTACGTCTTCGCCCGGTTCAGGGGCGTCGTAATCCTGATCTGTCATGTCTGTTGTCCATCTAAGGGCCGTGCCGCTTCACAGCGGGAATGGCTTTCTAGGCGTGCATCACTGCCGCGATGCTGCGGTCCTTCATGATCCAGTATTTCCGCCCGTCCGCGCCAAGAATCTCGGTCGCGTTGTATTTGGAAAACAGCACGCGGTCGCCAACTCGCGGCTTTTGCGCGCCCTCGGGCCAGTCGTCATAATTGAACGCCAGCGGGCTGACAGCCACGAGCGTCCCCTCCATCCTGCCGAACTGCTCTTTCTCGATGGTTTCGTCGGCAAGGATGATCCCGCCGCGCGTCTTGGTTTCAACGTCCCTCGGCAGAACCAGGACGTTGTATTCCGTGGGGGCGAACCCCGACGTGTTCTCTGTCATTCTTCCTGCTCTCTGATGTGTTCGGCGGACGCATCAAAGAACTGGTCAAACCAGTCCTCCGCCACCAATACCGCCATTCGGTGGGATTCCGGGAGGGGATTGCCCGCCAAGTAGCGCGCCGACAGGGCTTGCTTCTCGGCCTCGATTACCTTGCCCATCAGCCCGCGAAGACGCTCCGTTACGGGATGCGCCTTCCATTCTTCCAAGTCCTTGGAGAACTGTTGCCAGTCGCTTATTCTCGTCATCAAGCAAAGCCTTCATCGCTTCGAGCGCCTGCGCCTGCTGCTGCAACGGCACCTGCGCCGCCTGTGTCTGCGCCGACGCCAGACGCTCCATTGTATGCGCCTGCGTCTCCTCGACTTCCGCCATGGTCTTCTGGATCGCCACCTGCTTCGCCACCAGGTCCGCTTGCGCGCTTGCCATCTGCATTTGCATCATCTGCATCTGCATTTGCTGTTGCGCCGGGTCAGGCTGGGGCAGAAGCTCCTCCGCGTTCTCAATCCCCATGGCGTCCGTGATCCGGGGCAAGGCCGCCTGCATGTCCACCATGCCCATTTCGGCAAGCTGCATGATGATCTGCGCCTTGGCCCGCTCCGCCATCTTGATAACCGTGTTCGGGTCAGCCACCGGCTGCACGTCCATGCCTATCGCGGCGTATTCCTGCGCGGGGTCATACTGCTGATCTTCGTCGTGGAAGGCGTTGTATTCCTCCGGGCTGACCGTCTGCGCGTTGATCGCCGCCAACATGCGGAACTCCGCCTTGAGCGACCGGAACACGCGCTTGTAAACCGCCGTGAAGACCTGCATCCCTTGGTCAATCAGCGCCATGACCGTGGTCGGCTGCATGTTCTTGCCGCCGTCGTCGCCCGACATGATCGCTTGCGTCGATGCCAGCTTTTCGCCGCTGTCAATCAGCACGCCCAGCATCTGGAACAGCACCGCGTCCGCGCCCGGGAACGTCATCGGCACAAGGCTTTCGCGGATGTTCTGCCCGTTGTCGGGAACCATCTTCCACTCACCGGGGGCCATGCGCTGCTGCCCGCCCTTGAGCCGGAAGCCGCCACCGATGAAGCCGCCGCCCAAGCTGGCATAATGCCCCGCGTCGAGAAGCATGTTGATGATGGTGTTGATGGACTCCGAGATGTCACCAAGCAGAAGCCCGAGGCCGGTGCCGTAAAAGCCGCCGTCCATCGACGGCATGAACTGATACGGGACGAAGTAGCTGCCGCGCGTGATGCTGAGAATGCCCACGGGCACCTCGACCGGCACCGGCTGCTCCACGACCTGCGGGACAACGCCGACGTTGCCCATGGCGTCCATGACTTGCACGGGCACCTCGACGGGCTGCATCTGCTCCTGCACCTCGATGTCGAACTTCACGTCTTCCGGCGAGAAGTCGGCCACGATCCGCACAACCGTCTGCGTGTCCTTGTGGACGGTGACGATATACGGCTCGTCATAGCCGTCTTCGTCCAGGTCCAGCCTGCAATGCTGCTCGATGAAGTCCTGCGGGGCGTTCTTGTCCTCGCCGGTCTTGTCATAGTCGAACGCGACGAACTGGCCCGACCGCACGCGCGTTTCGATCTCGGCAGGGTAAAGCGGAAGCTCCTCCGTCAGACGAGGCGCGTCGGCAATGTTCTTCACGGCGTTGTTGATGATGAACGCGCCGGGCGCAATCGTGCGGCACCGCGCGCGGCCCTGCACCGGGTCCAGCCACCACTTGCGCACCATCGTGCCGACGATGGGAAGCTGAACCAGAAGCTTGTCGGTCTCCTCCTCCCATTCCTCGATCTGCGCCGTAAGCTGCCAAGACATATGCTCGCTGATGCGTTCGGCGCGGGCCGCCTTGAGGCCCTGCACGTCCTGCCCCCAAACCTTGGCCTTGACCACGCGATCCGGAGGGATAATGACCGGGTAGGACCGGGCGTTGAACGACAGCGCCGCCTGCGTGACGAGGGGATAGCGGATGTTTGCCGCGCCCTCGAACGGATACATCTTCTTTTCCTTGGCGAGCTTGGCAAGCTCCAAGCCCTTTTCCATCTTCTCCAGCCACTCGGACATGGAATCCTTGTCCATGTCGTAGTCGGCGATGCAGTCCTGCCCGATCTTCTTGATCTG